ACCAAAAAGCCCCATCATCTCATAACTAGATAATGAATTTCGCATACAAGGGACTGGAAAGCTCTTTTTTGTTTCCACATTCTCGAGCAATTCGTCCTCTGGCTCTTCCTCAAAGATCAAAGTTACGCGTTCGTTATAGATCATACACGCGCCCCCTTTAAATGAATCGAGCGATCCCGCGGGCCCGATGTTTGATCGCAAGGCCTTGTAATACGGCCTTATGCTCATCTGTTAGATAGCTAGACTCCCAAGTGAAGCTCCGGCCTTCCTCGCTGTCCGCTGTCGCGCCTTCCGAGTTTAGTCGATTAAAGCGACTGACGGCAACGTCTCGAAGGATATAAGCCACGCTTTCGGGCAATTCCTCGAGTGCTGTTTCCGAGAATTGATTGACGTAAGCGATCATACGCTCGAAGCTATCCCGTACAATAAGGGTCAAAAGATCGTCTTGCTCTTGGTCAGCTTTGGGGATACCTTTCAAAAGTCGAAGCTCTTCCGTTACTTGATCGATATTGATTGCTGTCATCGCTAAAACCTCCTAAAACTAGGCTGCTATCGCTGACGCTGGCGCTTCGATTGTAGCTTCTACCACACCGTCTGGAATTTCAGCAAAGAGAACGTTAGCGCCAAAGAATACTGACTCGAAAGTCAAGTTATTCAAGTGACGATCACGCGCCACACCGATTAAGCCTGTTTCGTCGGTAAAGTCCGCAAACAATCCGCCAAGATCTCCACCAGACACATTCAAGTAAGCGAAGACAAGGTTTTCGACGGCTGTTGTATAGATCTTCCCTTGTGGGCATGAAGGCATAACAATAACGTTTTGCATACCAAGGAAGTTTTGGAGAAGAGTGAATCCAAACACGTTTGAAGCGTCAGACGCTACCGCTGTTGTTCCAAGGTATTCAGCCACATCAAGCGGGTTGACGAATGATACAAGTGGAGAGCCTTCGAATTCGTTGAAAGTGGTCAATTTGCCCCAGCTATTCGCAAGCGCTTGTTGAAGGCTTTTTCCTTTGACTTTAGTTTTTGTCTTTTTAAGGTAAGCTAAGAAGTCGTCCTTGATTCCGTTTTGAATTTCGCGAAGCAAGCGTGTGTCTGCTTCTGTGATAGCGCGTGACGCACCATGACGAGCGATAGCTTCCGCTGATACAGCACGGCGTTTCTTGAACCATTCTACGGTATATTCTTGGTCCTTCGCGCGTGTCATTTTAGAAAGCGGAATTGTTTCACCTTCAGCGGTTTTAGTTGTGTCAACGTCTGCTGTCCATTTGTAAGTTTGGATCTTTAAGTCATTAGTCAACTCTTGGCGACGTGTAACGCCCAAAAGTCGAAGTAAGTCATTGATATTTTTTGAAAACTTGTTAACAAAATCAATTGATTTAATTTCGCCCAAGTCGTTCATGGTTGTTAGTTTTGTTTCAGCCATATTTTAATAGCCCTTTCTAATTTTTAAATAGTCCAATGTTTGCAGCGATCATTGCTTGACGCTCTTCGTCGTTCTCAATAGCCATGATCTCCGCTTTAGTCATAGATACTGGGCCCGTACCCTTGCGAGGCGCTTTCTGGGTCAAACGTTCGTCGACGCGGGTTTCTACTGCTTTATCAAAGATTTTTCGCAACGTGCCGATTTTCTCTTTTGTGGCTTCGGCTGTCTCATCGATCACAAAATCGATAAACTCGCCCGGAAGTCCTTCTTCGCTCAATAGCGTTTGAGTGGCCACGCGCATTTCTTTAATTGCAAGAGCTCGCTCGCGTTCTTCGATCGCTTGGATCCGTTTCGCTTCCTCTTCTTTCGCGCGTTCGTCTTTGGTCAGCTTCGCGAGGCGTTCGCCTTCGCTTTTAGCCTTTTCGATTGCTTCAGCTTGTTCAGCTTCCCAGCTGGCGCGGGCTTTAGCGATTTCGGCTGCGATTGCTTTCCCAAACTCTGCGCGTGTAAAGGTACGTTCTGCCTTTTCCTGCTTGGTTTCGACTTGTTCTTCTTGAGTGACGTCTTGCTCAATAGCTTCAGTCTCAACTGCTTGTGTATTTTCTGACATATTTTTCCTCCGACGGTTACGCCGTCAATCGATTTTCTCGCTTTACGTCCGGCGACGAAACAATGCAGCTTTTAACGTCCTCCGCATAGTCTGGACAATAAAAAAAGCGGTCTATTCCCGCTTGTCAAGATACCGGATCACCTCCGATCACTTATCCTTGTCACCTCGTGACTGTTTAATGCTCTTTATGATACCTTCGATCATTCCAGCGAGTACGGCCCAACCTGCCACGACCAGAAAGAAAAAGCAGAAAAGGCCCGCTGTGTAAGATACCATATCCCAGATACTAATCACTCGATCCCTCCTCTCTAATTTCTTCCGCGTCCGGCATGATCGTAGACCGACAATTGTAATGAAACGGGGGCATATTCACCCCGACTTGTGCGTCCTCAAGTTTATAGAGTTTATCTTCCTGCGCGATTCGCCGGCAAATTTGAGTTGTCCGATCGTCTAGCACGACCAAGATCCGATAGTATTCAAGCCCGGCTTTCTGGTAACGCTTGATAGTGGCCCGATTTATGACGGCTGTCGCGTCCGTTCGGACTAGCGTTTCCGCTCGCGAGCGTGCCACATTAAATTCTTTTCGAATCTCTCTAGCCATATCTTGCGGGCTATCTCCACGTATGAAGCCTTGTTTAAATACTTCTTTCAGCTTTTGCGCTAGGCTGTCGGTATTCCCCCAAAGTTGTTCGGAATAGTTCCGACCGTTAAACGGGGTTTTAATAATCTCTTCAAACGCTGGACGATTGACCGCGCCTGTACGGCCTCCCATAGCCTTTCTGTACGCGTATTCGGCAACGTTGAATAAATACCTTTCGAAGCTCTTATGAAGCGCTCCTGTGAGCACTCCGAGCCTGTGGATAGCTTCCAACTGCAAAGCCTCGATTCTGATCGCTCGAGCTGACGCGTATTGTTGGTTTAATCGCTTCAATAGCTCTGGATCCTTTTCGGCTTGCTCGCGGTATAACGTCGCATTGTCCACATAGTCGCTGAGATCCTCACCACGAAGGCGCTTCGTTGCGTCTTGGTAAGTGAGTTCATGATCTTCAGCGTACTTTGTGTAAAAGTCAAACAACGACTTTTGAAGCCTTCCCGCCTCGTTGCGGTAAGTTTTTTCTAATTCAGCGAAAAAGTCTATATCTTTTCTATCAACGTATTCGAATATCTCACGGGCGCGTGCTTCCCAGTATTCATCATGGGCGCTTATCTTTAATTTCTTCATCTGTCGCTACCTCGCCGGCTTGTGGCTCGATTCGTGGGAGCATTTCAAGCGCTTTTTCCGTCTCTTCTTTCATACGTTTTAGCTCAGCTTCTGCGTTGACCCCGGTCACTTGCTCAAGAATTTCGACGATCGTTTGTTCACTTACCACGCCGTACAGATTCTTGACAATAGCTACCATTTCAGCGTCATTTTGTGGCAAGTTTGGCGTGAATACAACGTCCGTCTCATTGATAAGATTGTAATTGTCGGAGTCATTGCCCTTGATCTTCCAGATATTGACGGCTAGACGCAAACGACGCATAAGACCTTTTTCGAAAAGTAGCTCTTGCTTGCCTCGATAGTTGTCCGCTGCCATCATCTTATATTTCATTGCTTCGCCCGACTGTGTGCCTGCGAAGTTGTTATCCGTCGTGTCCGGCGTGAAGGTAAAGCGTAAGATATCATTTACTAGCCGTTCCTTGTATGCTTCCGCTCCGGCTGTGTCGTATGATTTAACGAGATAATTCGCGCTTGGACTCGATCCGCCCGGAATCGGGTTATCATCGAGGATCAAGATCTTCGCCTTTTTGAAGGCTTGAGATACCGCAAGCCGTCCGTTTGGATTGACGCGACCGTCTTCCATGAAGTCCTTATCTTCGACCCCTGTAAATGGATTTCCCGAGATCACCAAAAGAGCCTCGTTACTGTCTTGCTGGAAGTTCGCAAGCTCAGACTGCGATAAGTCGTAAGCGTCGATAGAGTCGAGCACGGCCTCGAACGCCCCTGTCCGGTCCGTGTTATTGCTAAACTCATTTACTGGTACGCCATTAAAGAAATGCTCGCTTGTGTCCTTGAGATGAAGCGTGTCCGTGTCTTGGTTATCGTCCACATACTCGTAAATAGCGTTGCTGGTATAGACTTTAACAAAATCGCGTTTGTGTCCGTTGCCGTAACTGATAGAGTAATAGTTGACTGCCATCAATGAACGTTGTTCGTAGCTGTCGTCATAAATGACAAAAGTTTGCTCTGGATCCATACGATAGAGTTTTACCCAGACCGAGCCGTCTTCATCTTGGAACGTATTCAGAAGCTCGTAAGCCCGGCCATAGATCGCGAGATCTGTCTTGATCGCGACGTTGTGGTCCTTTTCGTTGTTTTGCTTTGAAAACTGGTCAATCTGTTTCTGGATCTCCGCGTTTTCGTTCTTGTACTCGACCGGATTCCCCAGCATATAGCCTTGCTCAAAGATTGCGATATACTTCGCCCAGTCGCTCGCGATTCGATTATCTGCGCTGTATGGATCGTTCTTGTCCTCGCGGTACTTGATATTATTATCAGCAAGATAATAGCGCTTGAGCTCTTTCAAGCGGTCCAATTGCTCGGACCTGTGCGTCCCTATATAGTTTTTTAGGCGTTCGATCCATTTCTGGCCCTCGTATTCGATCGTTTCAAAATCTTCGGCCGTCATGATGAATTGACGATTCGCGTTCTCGTCAAAACGCCGTCCTTTTAAGAATTTCAATTTCTCTTATTCCTCCTAGAAATAATATTGCGCGCTGGTCATACGCTCTTTTACTGTGCTGCTCGTATCGTATACGTGCTGCGAATAGATCGCGTATCTTACCGCGTCTAATACGTCGTCATGCTCTTTTACCGGCTCGCCCGATCGTTCATTCCAGACGTATTGATAGATCTCATCTTTGAATTTCGCGACCTTGTTTGAAACGACAAAAAAACGACCAGCTTTCATGAGCTTGGCCACCTCTTCAATTCCAGATAATACCGACTTGTACGCATTAAAGCA